ATATGGAATTGAAGATGTCTATATTAAAAGAAATTGATAAAAGAATGGATGATGAGCTTGAGATGGAAATGTCAAAGGATGATGGTTTGAGTAAATCTGAGTTTTATGAGAACAAAGGATTTATGAATGCTTTACATTGGGCTTATGATCAAATAAAATAGGAGACTAAATGAGTTATTATAATACAACACACTTAGCTGGAACAAAGCTAAAGAAAGAAAAGTTACAAGCATTGACTCAAAATACTCAGATATTACATGTATTTAGAGGAGATGATACATTAGCTAGAACACCATTTGATGTACAGGAAACATTAAAAGATGAATATGATCTTGATTATCCTATTACCAGTATAAGAAGAAGCATTACTAATCTTACAAATGATAGGTATCTAGTTAAAACAAGAGCTAAATCTAGAGGTAAGTATGGTAAGTTTAATTACACCTGGATGACAGCTGAAGGCTATGAACAGATTAAACAAAAAATAGGAGACTAATATGCCAAAAGAAGCAGACAGTATCTACGATAAAGATGGTAAAGTAGATGAAGTAAAGATAGAAAGAAGGTGGACTAAAGTAGCTCAAAGTGTTTTATTAGGTAAGAAGATAGTTAAAGTAGAATACCTTACAAAGAAAGAATGTAAAAACTGGATGTGGTATAATAGACCTATTGCATTTCAACTTGATGATGGTATGTGGATCATAGCACAAAAAGATGATGAAGGCAATGATGGTGGCGTTCTATATTACACAAATGGTGATAACAAGCATTCAGATGTAATACCTGTGATAAGGTGAGACTAACTGAATACATGCATTGGTTAACTAGAGATGATATAGGTATGGCTGTTAATCCTAAAAAAGATGATTACAATCATTTAACTGTAAGACAAGATGATAAAAGAGCTAGATACTTATACCAATGTAAAATTAAAGGAAAGGAGCCAGTAATATGATTAAAGAGTTCGCATTTGGTCTATCAAATAGGCATCATTTCGGTGATGTAAGTGAGATGGAAAAATGGGTAGGCATGGCCCAAGATACATTCATGTCATTGTGGGATTATGATAAATATGTTATAGATTATGTCAAAAAGAATAAAACTTTATCTGCATTTGATGGTGCAATATATATGCCAGATAGATTTATTCTGGATGTAGATGGTAGTAATAGTGAAAATGCTAGGCAAGCTTGCATTGGACTTACTATGCTACTTGATGACATAGGTATACCATATGATGTATGGTTTAGCGGTACAGGATTCCACGTAGAAATATCAGGAGCTGCATTTAGATGGAAACCTTGCGATGACTTACATCTAAAGGTAAAAGATACATTAAAGAATGCAGGTATATATGAATATGCAGACCCATCAGTATCAGATAAAACAAGACTAATCAGAGTACCTTACACTATAAACGGTAAATCTAGTTTATGGAAAGTACCTGTAACTATACCTGAGTTGAATGGGAGTATAAATGATATACTTAGAATAGCTAAAGAAAAGAAACATAGACATTCTACCAATCTAAATGCTACTGAACCTGTATTTGATGTAATTAAACGTCAAAAACCTAAACAAGAAGAGAAGTATCAACCAGTGTTATTAGGTCGAAACCCTGACCCTGTTAACTACCCTTGCATACAAACTATGATGGAAGGTGTTAGCCAAGGTTCAAGGCATCAAATAGCATTACGTATTGCAGCACACCTACGATGGAGATATCCAGAACATTATGTAAGATTGTTAATGGAAGACTGGAGATCTAGAGTAGATCTTGCTTCACATCCCTTTACTAAAGAAGAGATGGATAAGTTAGTTACACATACATATGATGGTCATAATGGTAGTGGTGACCGATATGGATGTCAAGACTTTCTTAAAGATAAGTTCTGTGCTAATACATGCAAGTTATTCAAAGCTAAGAAAGGTAATAGCTTGATGGATGCTAAATCAATGGAGAAAGAATTAGCAGACTTTCTTGTAAATGATCATAAACCTATTAATATAGGTGAGCTGTATGGTCAAGACTTTCCAATATATCCAGGTGAGGTAGTTATATTGCAGGCCCCACCAAAATCTATGAAGACTATGCTTCTTCAGAATTGGATTAACTCATTTAAGAAGACAACATACTTTCTTGAGATGGAAATGTCACCTAGACAGATATGGTCAAGGTTTGTAATGATTGAAAAGAACTGGAGTGAAGAACAGCTTAAAGAACATTACAAGCAGTACAATAACGGAATCTCTGAAGATTTCAAGTGGCTGACAGTAGACTACAGTAGTTGCTACCCACAAGAAATACAAAAGAGAATTATGATGTTACCTAGAAAGCCTGAGATATTAGTTGTTGACCACATGGGTTTGTTTAGAACTAAGAAAGCTGACAACAACATGAAGGTAGAAGAAGTATCTCAAGCATTAATGGAAATAGCAGTACAGCATAACATGATAGTCTTTGCTGTATCTGAAATTACTAAGAATGCCTTTCATGAAGGTATGGACATTACAAGTGCTCGTGGTTCTTTTAGAATTGCATATAATGCAAATAAAGTGTTATCTTTAAAGCCTTACAGGTCTAAAGAAGAGAACATTATAAGAGGCCTACATCTCTCTTGCACAGCCAATAGAGAACGTGAAGGACTTGATGTTAGATTAAACGTAAATGGGGCTAGGATTACATCTTAGCCTCTATTACAAAGGAGAAAATAGTCGATGACCCCCATTGAAGAACTTGAAGTTCGATACCCCAAAACATCTAAAGAGTTTAAAAAAATACAAAGAGAACAGTATGAATTGTTTGCTAAAAAGCAATTAGATTACGGTCCAAGTAATATCGGTATGGGCAAAGCTCAATTAGAAACCTCTAAAGATATAGAGATATCAACACTTGGATTGGTAACTAGGATGAATGATAAGATTTCTAGACTTATGAATCTAATACTTAATAAAAAGAATCCCAACAATGAATCTTTAGAAGACACGCTTATTGATCTTGCTAATTACAGTATCATGGGTCTTATAGTAAGAAGGAAGAAATGGGGTAAGTAATGAATAATATGAAACTAAGTGGGAAAGGTAATTCCATTTGTGAATGCTGTGGTAAAATCCACAAAGGGAACTTTTACGAATGGACAGGAACTATATCTAAATCCCACTTAGGACTCATATGTGAGAAATGTGCACTAAGAGAATCATTTGGTAATAAATATAAACAGAATAGGAGATACAAGCAATGGCTGCAAAAAAAGGAGAAGTAAAAGCTAAGTCAGGTAATGATGCAATAAAAAAGTTAGAAGAAAGAATTACTGCATTAGAAGGTCTTACACAATCAGTTGTAAATGTTGATAAAGATATGGATGAAATATATGGCTGGGTAGAAGACATTGATCATATTGTAAAAAGAATAAGAACAAGAATGGGATTATAAGGAGAAGAATAATGGGGAATAAACCTAACATGAAACCAGGTAAAAATGAAATAATAAGAAGAACAAATATACTTATGACTGAAATAGAAAGATTAAAAAGGTTAGTTGATTATAATTACAAAGTAATCAATCAGTATATAGAGTTTAAAGGAGATATAAAATCGTACCAACAGTTTTTAAAGGAGAGAAATAATGCAATCAATAAAGAAGGCGGGGAGCTTTTCGAAGGCACTAAAGCAGATAACAAAACTGGAAAAGGAAATTCAGAAACAAAAGAAGCTAATAAAAAACCTTCAGAAAGTAATAAAGAATCAAGAGGGACAACTGATATCCAAGATACAGGAGAAACAGGAAACATTGGACTCTAATAATTTTACCAAAGGATTAAAAGAAGCATTAATAAGAATGCCTGAAATAATTAAAACAACCCTAGGAGGTAAAAATGCCAAGTCCAAGCAAAGCAAAAGGAAATAGATTCGAACGAGAGATAGTAACAAAAGCTAAAGAAAAAGGATTAATAGCTCAAAGAGCTTGGGGATCCAATGGAATGTCTCTTGGTATGCATGAAGAAGTAGACTGTTTAGTAG